GGTGGCTCTGGACTGCTACCGCCTCCGCTACTGCTTGAAATAGAACCACCGCCACCGTCTGAGCTTAAAGCGTTTGCTAATTGTGCCGCACCTGTAGCCGCTATTAAAGCAACATTACCATAATCATAAGGTGATATTCTTAGTGATGCCATGATTGCCGCAGCAGTATCAGCAACAATTAAACCGGCAGCTATTAATTTATTGTCATTACCAAATGCCGCATTGACTACCATTGCCGCTTTAACATAGCCTTGGAAGTTTTTAAGTCGCTCATCATAACTTAGCTTTTCTGCTTTAGTTGCTTTTTTTACTTTCTCAGTACCACTTGTAATGGTTATCTCTAAAGCTTTTTTATTGTCACCCATCAACTGAGCAATAGCATCTTGAGATAGTTTTGTTCTTTCCGCTAATGTGTCGGCAAAAGTATCTGTGCCATTCACAAAGTCGTTAAGAGCGGCGGCGCCAAGCTCTATCATGTTGCCCCAACCGGTAGTTATAATTCCGAAGATATCCGTTGTTGCTTGCGCTAGTGTCCCGACTGCTTGAGCCGCAGCAATAAGCTGATCGCCATAATCTGCAATTAACTGCCTGCCTTCAGCACTAAAAACAGTACCTAGTTGATCAAACGCTTCGCCAACCTCTTTTATTTTATCTAAATCATTCTTACTTAATGTGATGTTTAGTTGCTCAAAGTTACCCTTTAATCGGTTTAACTCTTCCGAACCATTAACTAATAGTGGGATTAAATCAGTAGCATCACTGGCCAGACCTTCTAAGGCAAATGACATTCTATTACCTGAAACACCTGCCTCCTCCATCATACGAACCATTTCTTGTAATACTTTAGGCCCTGACATGTTTTCAAATTCAAGCGCTAACTTTCTAGCCTCACCAGTAGACATCTGCATGACATCAATGAAGTCTACAAATGTACCTCCGCCAGTAGCGAGGAAATCGCCTATTCTTTCGTTAGTATCTTTTGAGATGTCACCGAGTTTTTCTAAGGATATGCCGACCGTATTAGTCGCATAAGATAGAGCCTGCATTTCTTCAACAGTTTCTTTTGCTCTGAATGAGGCTATTTGTAACTCTTTAGCCCATGCCGCAGTTGCTTTAACGGTTAATGCTATTGATGCAGCCATAGCAGTCGCAGCCAATACAGTTGCCTTTGCTACTTGTGTGAACTGCAAGCCCGTTTTCTTTGATGTGTTGCCGAGTTCTTCAAAGTTGTCATCAGTCTTTTTTAACTTCTGATCCAACTTACTAGTATCAGCATCAAGCTTTACTATAAGACTGTCTGTAGCCATTTTTTAGATGCCCCGTTTTTAATTCTTTCGTAGTTAAGCATTACAGAAACATCAACCCCGGCATTCTTTCTATTTAATAGCTTGTTAACTTCTATGAAATCAAGTTTCCAAGCTTCTGAGGGGAGTATTTTTAGCTCATTTACACAAACTTCCCACCAATGCCAATAATCAAACTTAAAAGGCTCAAAGCCTCTTGTTATTCCACCGAGGTATCTGGCTTTTTTACGTTTAAATGCTCCGTGAAGTAGTCGTTTATCTTTAACCCTATTTCAACCATCACCAAAGGCCACGGCTCTGATAGGTCATCATCACGATCACTTGATACCCAACCAACGCGAAAAGTTGCATCTTCTAGTTCTGCCACTGAAACGCCTGCCTGCTCTTCTTTTATAATTTCGTATAAAGCTTTACAAGCAACATCACGCGAATAAATATTACTAAGAGCTACCAATCTTTCGCCAGTGGGTAACTCTTTAGATGAGTGAAATGTGCAGATATAAGATAAAAAAACTGTTTGTAAATCTAATCCTGTTTTCTCAAAGAACCTTTTACAGGCTCCTTGGGAAATTTTAAAAGGATAAGTTTTATAGCAGAGTTTAAAGTCCATTAGGTAACAGCCGGCACGTGAGTAATTGCACCTGATGATAAAAAGGTAATTGATGTTGCTACCTTGTCACCATGCGGTAATGCGTCACTTAAACCGTTTGGAACCATTAAAGCACTAAAGGACTCGTCTGTCGTAGCACCTGACACGTACTCAATAGTATAAGTGTCTTGTGTACCAGTTAAAGAGTCAGCACGTACCTTTCTAAATTGCGTATCATCGTTATAAACAATACTACCGGCAAATTGTAGTTGTTTGCCTGCTAGCTCACCATCTAACAACGTTACGTTATCAAGATATGATTTATTACTAATATCAATAGGTGAGCCGTTAAAGGTCAAAGTACCTTCCATTTGCCCGACAATTTCACCCGTACCGTTTGAAAGTACTATGTCTGTACCGTTAATTTCACCGCTCATTTGATCCTACCTTAAAATATCTGATTGAAAGTTTATTGAAATGTCGTTTCTATACCATCCGTCTTCATTTCTTCCACCGGTTGAACTAGTTGAATTAATTAAAACGGTTTGAGTATTGCTTATTAACTTTTTGTTCTGTACATAATAACCCATTATGGCATCGACTGCATTAAGCATTGATTGAGTGCTAATTCCTGACTTAACATAAACAGTTAATTGATAGATACCCTGTACAATATCCAAGCCTGACTTGGTGATGGGATCTTGATCACCCATTAGTGTGGAGATACCTATAAACGAGTCAACAGAGCTAGATTTAAAGTCTGTATTTTCATGCGCTAAAGGTAAGCCAGTATTCAAATCAATAATTGATTGAGTTAAAGCTTTATGTATATCTAAATAACTCATTGATGTTCCTTTTTAAACTGCTTTTGTAACTCTTTGCGCCAACCTAATAATGAAATTCTAACCATACCCTTAGCCGCCTGCCTTGAATGACCGAACTCTAATGGCACAATGTAAGGAAGATTATTAAACAAATACAGCGTTGTACCTATGATTTGCTTAGGTAAGGTTTTAGCCACATAAGTTTCGCCTTTGGTCTTGATTGCTCTTCCTGTTTTATCCGTAACCTTGGTATCAATAAACCAGTTACCTTTTGCACGACCTTTATCAACAGGAGTTAGCTTTATAATCTTTCCCCAGGTCTTGATAATAGCCTTTTTAATAGCCCTATTAGTCTTAGCCTTAGAAAGCTTAGAGTGTTGCGCTAGCACTTCTTTTAAAGTGCCCCCGAGGCTTTCAGGGGATACAATCTTAGGCACGACAAACAACCTTCCATAATTGAGTAATGCCAGCGTGATTTACTTCGTTGATTTGTACGACCGTATGGCTTAACCCGCCAAACGTCATTAAATCCGTGTATTCAGGCGTAACACCGTTATCAAGCATCACCATTTTATCAGTAGCTTTAATTCTTGTGCCGTCAATTAATCCGCTGCTAACTCTTGTTACTACACCAACCGCTGATAATGTGTTTGAAGTTTCGCCAGTAGTTTCACCAGCAACAGGATCAAACGCACCACCTGATTTACGGGTAATCGTCACATAAGTTTCATCACCTAGCGACTTCATTAAGTCAGTAGCAATTTTTGATAAATCCATTATGTTCTCACCAAGTTATTTACATCTACCATTAACGGTGTGAGGTAGGTATTAACACGCTGCAAGTTAACATTGCTACGCTTGCCGCCTTTAAAGTATGTAACCTCTAAAACGTCAACCTTTTCACTTTGTACGTTAGTGCTTGTCGAATTACTTAATAGAGTGCCGCTAGTATTATACGCTGCCGACTCCATTTGTGCTCGTTTAGCATTGTCGTGAATAACATCTGAATTAACGGGATAGCCGTACAAGTAAACACCTATACGCGGGAATAATAGAGATTGTGTGCTCGATACTCTGCGCCCTTGGATACTATATTCCTGTGCCGTTATATAGTCCATTCCTGCTAATAAGTCAGCTTCGCGCTCTGGTTGTGTAGGTGCAACAGATAAGCCCTTTAAATTAGCGTAGGCTTTATATTCTGCGTCACTTACTAAGCTGTTAGCATTAGCTACCTGTGAGCCATCTTCAACGATTAACTGAGTACCAATAGCAACAATAATTTGATCTGCATTACCAAGCTCTTGAGATGTAATGTCGGTGCCGTTAACACTGGCTCCATCAAAATAGGTAACAGTTGAGAATACTTTGCCAACCTCTGCCGTTGCCGATAGATTTAATGATAATTCTGTCGCTGATGATACGATCACAATTAAAGGATCGTTTTGTAGTGAATAAGACTCAGCACCAAACTGTATCTGAATATCAGTAGCTAGAGTTAAATCTATACCACCAAATACATAAGTTACTAGGTTATCTTTGTTAGCTATTACTAAATTTTGTGACATTATTTAAAGCCTTGTGTGAAGTGCCCTTGGGCAAACATTTTTATCTGACTATTGTTCCCGTTGGTATTATCTTGCACAACAACTTCTAGTGCTTCACCAAGGGAACCATCCAGACGAATGACAACCCCGTTTTTAGATTGACCGCCAAATGTCCGTCTCGCTACAAATGACCTCGTTGAATTACCACCTTTAGGGTTTAAAAATACATGGTCGAAGCTACTTTCTATGAATTCCCCGTTATCACGCCATTGCATAAGATTTCGGTATGTGCCATCACCGTTATTAACCCTTAATAACATACCCCTGGTTATTGGCGCGGCTGATCCAAATGTTGAGAAATCCATATCAGTGTTGCCGTCAATAGTCACAATCAATCTAACCACATCACCTACTGTCGTAGATGCAGG